GTTTAAGAAGGGTAGTCGCAAGCGTGTGAAAGCAAGCGAGTGGCGTACCTACTGTAGCAGCAGTTCTTATTTAGTACCGGAAATAAAAGAGCTAGGTAAAGACAAGTTTAAGTTTGAAATACTTATGCTCTGCGACAATAAAAGAAATCTGTACTATAATGAAATGAAGTTACAGGTAGAACTCGGTGTCCTAGAAAACGACAATTACTACAATGCCAATGTGGGCGGGATGCGTTTCTATAGACCTGTGAAGAGTTACATTAGTGAAGAACTCAGAGACAAGTTTAGAGGAACCAACAACCCCGCCTACAGAGGCACCTTCTATGTTTTTAGAAACGACAGTAGCATCGTTGAAGAGGTCATAGACACGACCATGAAACAATGGTGCAAAGAGAACGGTTACGATCATAGGCGTATCTCTGACTTACGTAATGGAAAACAGAAAAGACACAAAGACATTATAAAGGTGGAGTACGCAAATGAGCGAGAAGAAGATTGAAACCCTAGTTCCTGACATCTACGCACTACTGGATCAAGGTAAGAAAGAACCGGATAAAGCAGCCCTATTTGAACTTGGCTACACTGTGATGGAGGCCGTGCGTAAACAACTTTGGTTCTCTACTGCAGAGCGTAAACCAGCACTGCGTATGTCTAACCTGGGCAAACCCTGTGACCGTGCTCTGTGGATGGATATCAAGGGTGACCACGAGCCTGAGCCTCTGACCCCTGAGACACGTATGAAGTTTCTCTTTGGTGACTTGGTCGAAGCTCTGGTTCTGTATCTGGCCAAGGAAGCAGGACACAAGGTTGAGGACCAGCAGAAGCGTATCGAAGTTGACGGTATTGTCGGACACATTGACGCTGTGATCGACGGACATCTTGTCGATGTTAAGTCAGCGTCTAGTTTTGCTATGAAGAAGTTCAGGAACGGCACTCTGCCTGACGACGATGCGTTTGGTTATATCTCTCAGATTAGCGGTTATGCTAACGCCATGGGCAAGGAGAGTGGTACGTTCTTAGCCATGGACAAGAGCGGTGGAGAGCTTGCTACCTACACGCACAAAGACCTGGAGGACACGTCTGCTAGGATCAAGCATGTTAAAGAGATGCTGGAGTTAGACACACCGCCAGACCGTCCCTTTAAGGAAGTTGATGACAAGCCGTCAGGTCGTAAGAAACTAGATATAAACTGTTCTTATTGTCCCCATAAACAAGTTTGCTGGGCAGACAAGGGACTAGACCTGAAGTTCAGATCAGGTCGTCCTATCTTCCTAGTGGGGGACGAGGGTAAGACAAAAGAAGAGATCGAGCATGGTTTCTGAAAATGTTCTGAAAGACTTGGCAGAGAGCTATACCCCAGACGAGATACTAGAAATACTTGGACTTGACAACTTTGACCTAGTCGTTCTGCTTTATGATAAAATAGAAGAAAACCTACACAACTTCCAACTAAGGCCGGTAGACACTTATGACGTATAACTCAAACTTGCTTCCTACTCAGTACCAGAACTTTATCGCACTGTCCCGCTATGCCCGTTGGTTGCCCGAAGAAGGTCGTCGAGAAACTTGGGCAGAGACTGTAGATCGCTACATGGACAACGTAGTTGCTCCCCGCATTGACGACACCGCAGTTGTCGAAGAGCTTCGCGATGCCATCTTGTCTCTGTCTGTAATGCCAAGTATGCGTATGCTGATGACTGCCGGACCTGCCCTCGACCGCGACAACACTGCCGGATACAACTGCTCGTACCTTGCAGTGGACGACATGAAAGCATTCGATGAGGCCATGATGATCCTGCTCTGTGGCACAGGTGTAGGCTTTTCGGTAGAGCGTCAGCACATCGCCAAGCTGCCAGAGGTTCCTGACCAGTTGTTCTACTCGAACGATGTAATCGCCGTGCATGATTCCAAGGAAGGCTGGGCCAAGGCGTACCGCAAGCTGGTTGCTATGCTCTACGCAGGCGAGATTCCCAAGTGGGACGTGTCCAAGGTTCGCCCTGCTGGCGCAAAGCTGAAGACCTTTGGAGGTAGGGCCAGTGGACCAGAGCCTCTGATTGACTTGTTCAACTTTACCATCAACGTGTTCAAAGGTGCTGCAGGGCGTCGCCTGAACAGCATCGAATGTCACGACATAATGTGTAAGATTGGCGACATTGTTGTTGTCGGAGGTGTCCGTCGGTCGGCCATGATTAGTCTGTCTAACCTGTCAGACGACCGTATGCGCCATGCCAAGAGTGGCCAATGGTGGGAAGCCAACCCGCAACGAGCACTGGCAAATAACTCTGTGGTCTATACAGAGAAGCCAGATGTTGAGTCGTTCCTGAGAGAATGGACCGCCCTGGTCGAATCTAAGTCTGGAGAGCGTGGTATCTTTGCTAGGTATGCGGCAGACAAGCACGTAGAAAAAAACGGTCGTCGCAAGACTGGCTACGAGTGGGGAACCAATCCCTGTTCTGAGATCATCCTGCGTAACAACCAGTTCTGCAACCTCACTGAGGTCATCGTCCGTTCTACCGACACCTTTGCTACACTGCAGAACAAGGTTCGCTTGGCAACTATCTTAGGAACCGTGCAGTCTACTTATACCAAGTTCCCCTACCTTCGTAAGGTCTGGGCCAAGAACACTGAGGAAGAACGTCTGCTTGGAGTTAGCCTGACAGGCATCATGGACTGTGAGATCACCGCTGCACCAGAGCCTGAGTTTCTGGAAGAGCTTCGCAATATTTCTGTGGACACAAACAAGGAATGGGCAGACAAGCTGGGCATCCCGCAGTCTGCTGCTATCACCTGTGTGAAGCCGTCTGGCACTGTGTCACAGTTGGTCGATGCTGGTTCAGGTATCCACGCTAGGCATAGCCCGTACTACATCCGCACGGTACGTGGAGACGTGAAAGACCCTCTGACGCAGCTTATGATCGACGAAGGTGTGCCAGCAGAGCCAGAGGTGTTCCACCCTGACTCCACCATGGTCTTCTCGTTCCCTGTGAAGTCTCCTGACAACGCTGTTACGCGCAACGATATGACAGCGTTGGAACAGCTTGAAGTCTGGAAGCTCTACGCTGTGAACTGGTGTGAGCACAAGCCGTCTGTGACGATCAGCGTGAGGGACGATGAGTGGCTAGAGGTCGGTGCCTGGGTCTACAAGAACTTTGACCTGTGCAGCGGTATCAGCTTCCTGCCACATTCTGACCATACCTACCAACAGGCTCCCTACCAAGATTGTGACGAGGAGATTTATAAAGAGCTTCTCTCTCGTATGCCCACGTCAATCGACTGGTCACGTCTGGGAGAGTATGAACAAGAAGACAACACCGCTGGTTCCCAGACACTTGCTTGTGTTGCAGGAGTGTGCGAAGTTGTCGATCTCAACTGATACAAAATGTAAAGGCGTTTGTAAGCTAGACCTAGACCACGTATATTGTATAGGTTGCGGCAGAACAGTGGAGGAAATAAAACTAGCTTATGAAAAGAAAAAGCAGGAAAGAGAGTTCCAGATATACTGGTCTCACCTTCCTGCTTAGGTTGGACGCTTAATAGTCCCGTGGGGAGCCAAGGTTAGCTCCCCTTTTTTATTCGGGATTAATTATTCGCCATGCTTCGTCCATAGAGATATTGGGTTTCAATTGGTATTGAACCTTCGCCTGTGCCATGCGTAGAGTCTCTGGGTCAGCTCTGTTTTGTCTAATGTAGTCAGCCAAAGTCATCTCAGGTGCTGCTGCCGCTACAACTTCTTCTTCTTTTTCAGGCTCAGTCACAACTGGTTCTGTACCCGGAACACGATAGGCACCTGATAGAGGCTGTGCAGACATAGCTGCCAAGATACCAGCGGGGGTTGCAGGAGCCTGTCCTTCTGTCATAGGAGCAACCGTAGGCACTGGTGCCATAAAGGACTGAGGCTGACCGTCCTGCTGCGGCGCTTGCATACCCTGAAGCATCGAGAACAACGTTGTCAAATCGTAGTCCTCATATGACGGGGGCATTACAGGAGCGGTAGCGTTGATACCGTACTTAGGGTATGCCGTCTGGGCCACTGCTGGAGCAGGGGTGTATCCAAAGGGGTTCTGAGTGTACCCTACGTTTACAGGATTAGCTGCATATAGGTCTGCAAGTGTTTCTTGGTTGGCCGCAGCAATGTTTTGGTTCTGAAGAGCAGTGATTAGACTTCCCATAGTACTTCCCTTAGTTTATTTAGCGTTTTTAACAATAGATGCACCGAAGTACAAACCAGTTATAGCAGAGAGCAAATGTGTGTCAAGAGGTGTTAGTACTAGCCCCTTAACTACTTGCCACTTTACTTCTTCACTACCTTCAAAAAACAAGAAACCTGGGTTCCAAGCTGTGTACCCCACGGTAACCTGAATATCTGGCCAAAATACAGACACAACCTTCGGCCAAACAATGATAGCCCCTACCGCAGCCAGAGCGATTATACGGCGCGTCACTTGGAAGCCTTTGTTCTCGTAACGTCTGGCTAGGTCAGTAGCCTCAGACTGCGCTGAGAGGCCGTCTATGGCCCTCTGAAAGGCATCCTGTTTGGCCTTCATGCTCTGAGACCACATGGACATTACACCGCCCATAAGGCCAGAGCCTAGCATGGTGATGAGTTCTAAAGGTAAACCTCCCATGCTATTCTCTCCCTGTTATTTTCTTGACCGTCTCAGTTTCCCAGATACGCAGAGCCATCCAGACAACGGTGAACAAACTTGCCAATGCTGGTAGTACGTCTGTTAACGCCCCTAGAGCAACCATGCCAGCAGTGATGTCAATGGGGGTTTTATCGTTCATATTTTTTAGCCCTGTTTATCCAGCCCTTTAAAAACTCTTCTTTACTTGAATCGTTTTTAACAATACTATTGTACTTTTTAATTCTGGCATCAACAAGTTTTTCTGGAGCCAGTGTCTGCACAGCTTTCTTAGTTTCCGCACCCCATTTACCATCAGTTTTTATATTAGCTGCATCTTGTATTACTTTTAAGCCACCAACGTAACCAAAGTTTGTAAATATATCGAATACCTGCTCTTGCAGCCCATCCGGATACTGAGAAATTTTAAAGTTTTTAATATCTTTGTTGTATATCTCTTTGGCTTTATCAATACTCAAGTTTGCAATGTCGTTACTTCGTATGGCACTGGGGTCTACACCCTCAAACTCGGCTAGTTTTTTAGGGGTAATTCCGTATTTAGTTCCTATAAGCTTATTACCTACGTAGTTACCTGTGTCTGCCTTGTTCTGTTGAAAACCACCCTCGTTTGCAATAATTGAGTCAATGATATTTACAGTGGGGTCTACAACAAGAGGCTTACTTTTAGGCATAGCATTGCTTTTAGGAACAGTAGGATTAACCTCTGGGAGGGGCATAGTAGCTACAGCAGACAACACACCGCCTCCCTGTTGAGGCTGACCAAGACCAAGCATCTCTAGTGCTTTTAGAATACCTTCGTTAATAACTTCCATTGGATTATCCCTAGAACTTGAGATTGAGTCGGGCGGCTGCGAATAGGTCACTGGAGCTTGGAAACTTAGCAGCAGTGCCAGTGGAAGTAACAGAAGCGTCAAAAGAACCAGCCCCACCCAGTACCGGAGTACTATATCCAACTGTTGGTCCATAAACTCCTTCAGGCGTGACAGTACCCGAACCATAGAAACCTCCTCCCGGTGTCTGATATGAGACATTAGCAGACGGGTTAACAGGCGGCATCTCGTTAGACAGCAGTCCTTTCACCATTGACATGGGTGATACACCTGTGTTCACGTTGACATTCATACCCGTGGGCAGCATTTGGTTCAACATTGGATCAATGGTGTTACGTCCAAGATCATCTGCCATCTGGTTAGCACCCTCGACAACAGTGCGACCAGTGTTGATAACAGGTTCTGGAACCATTGAACCGGCTCCCATAGCTGCAGCACCTCCACCGTAGAGCATCGCCTTGTCTCTCAAACGCGAGAACTCTTGACTAGCTTGAGGGTTGCTTTGGATAGCGTTTTTAAAGTCTGAGAAAAAGTCTGCCATTACCGTGATCCTGCAATTCTAGAGCCTTCTGACAAAGCCGCCTGAGCGTCTGGAATGTTAATAGCCTGTTGGCCCGTGCCTTGAATGGCCCGAATAACGTCTGCCATAGCCTTACCAAGCGTTGCGTCTTGGTAATCAGACACAGTTTGCTGCTGTTGCTGCTGCTGAATTTCTTCGTCAGACTGGCGCACAACTCTGGGAACAACCGGAGTACCCTCTTCTGGCAAGGTTGTCTCAGCTTCGTTCATGTAAGCTGATACAGAAGCTGCCAAGAGACCTGTACGACCGTTTAGTGCCGCTCCAGCAGCCTTACGAGCGTTCTTAACAGTAGTGCCAACATAGGGAGCCATCAGCTTGTTAATGTCTTCCTGAGACTTGCCGCTTGACACTGCCGCCTGAACACGTTTCCATCCAGGCTGGCCTGGGCCAAAACCACGAAGAGTGTACATGAGCGTAAGAGGCTTCAGTGTAGCCAACAGATTGCCGTTAATTGCTCCTCTGATAGGTGCTATAGGCAAACCTGCTGCGTTAATGGCACCAGCCGAAGGGTCGATGTTCAAAGCTCCCTGTATGGTGTTGCCCATGTCAATCATAGGCTTGTAGTACTTGGGACCAAGAAGTTCTTTAAGAGCATCGGGCGAAGCATTGTTGGCAGACACAATATCATCTGCCCAATTTTTGATAGATGCGTTTCGCTGTGCAGCTTGCAGACCACCAAACTTGAGCACTTTTGAATACACTTCTGCATAGAACAGTTCGTTGTAAAACTCTCCGGCCCTAGGGTCGATAGCTTTCAAGTTCCTGAACTGCGCGGCTGCAGAAGCTAAGTCAGAACTGGACAAGTTTGAAGCAACGTTGCTCACGTTGTCTACAAATTTGGCAGCGTCTTGATAGCTAAGAACCTGTCCCAGCTTTGCAGCACCCTCTGGCTTACCGTCGGCTAGCTCTTTGAGAGCTTTTTTGTAGTCCCTCATACCGGGAGTATCGAACAACCGGTTGATGGTCTTTTTAAACCTAGGAGTGTTATCCGCCTTCTCCAAAGCTCTGATAGCCTTCAAAGCGTCAGACGCATTTTTCCGTAGCGTCGGCACGTCCAAAGCTGCGGCTGCGTTCAGATCGAACTGGTCTTTGATAAAGCGCATATACTGAGAAGATACTTCTCCCAGAAGCTCATCTACACTCGCCACATCAGCACCCCGACCTCCGATAGCCTTAGTACCTTCGAGGGCTTGGTCTAGTTGCTCAATGATGTCGCTAAACAAGCGTGGCTTTCTACCGGAGACAAGATCATCCACGTACTGCTTAGGCGTTTGAGCAGTAGTTTCAGTGATGTTTCGCATTGACTGTTTAAAAGGAGTGATAAAATTACGATACTCTTTGTTTACCCTTTTAAGCTCTGCGCTGAAGCCTGAACTATATTTGTCCATGGTCTTTAAAACTTCATCAGAAGCCAAAAACCCATTACGCCTTTCCTGATCACTAGACACCTTGGAGGAGCCTTTTGCAGAAAGTTTGCGATTTAGCTGATACAGGTCGTTAGCGTTGATCTCTACCAAGCTTTCTGCACCGTCATCTAGAACAGCTTTGGCAGATTCCCTAAAGTTAGGACCAAGTGCTTCATCAGGAATGTCTTTTAGAGCAGCACCCTTTGCCTTAGCCACAGCAACATTATTTTTAATCTCAACAGCACTATTAAGCTTTGCCGCTAAAGCCTGGTCAACACCTTCAAATAATTTGATAGCGTCTTGCGCGTTGTTTGTACCAATTTCTTTTGCAGTGTTGTTCAACATTTCTGCAACGTCTTGGTTTTTAACAGAGACACCGGAAAGATTTTCCAGATTAAGGTTGGGGTTGGGAGCTTCAGGAGTTCCGTAAAGCTTTGAGCTTTTAAACTGGTCCATCCCGTAAGCCATCTGACGTCCCAACGCACCTTTAATAAGGTCCGTAATCTGCGTTACGTCTTTAGCTGCCGACATTTTAGGACCAAGCTGATCTTGTAGCTTAACAATACCGTCCAGACCTTTCTTGGCTTGGGCAATCTCAGTTTTTGTCAAGCTCTCCTTGACCAAGTCTGCGATCTCTATTTGACTGCGACCTGCCGCTTCGCCAGCACGAACAATGTTGTCAATTTTGCCAAGAAACTCGACAGCCTGAGCTGGAATTTTATCTCCCAGTTGCTTAGAACCAATACCTTCCAACACTGTTGCAAATTTGCCAGTAAACGTACCCTGATCTCCAAGCATGTGCTTAATGGTCAAAACTGGTACAATGTCTTCTATATCTGCGTCAGAGTAACCAGCATCTTTCAACGTTTGGGTAAGGCGTTCACGGGCATCTATAGCGTCCTGAGCAGTCACAGACACACCGTTGTTGGAGTTTCCTTCCGCAAGTCTAGCTCTAGAGATGTCTGCAACCTTGTTCGTTGCTGACCCTAGAGCGTTAAGCGGTAGGCCAAGACCAAAGGTTAGACCGGCGACAATAGCACCCTGAGAACCAGCGCGGGACCAAATCTCAGCAGGAGTTTCGTACTGCTCTCCCCTCAGTGCCTGTACCGCCTCTACACCATAGTTACCAGCAATGTCACCAACACCAGCACCAGCGGCTTGTGCAGCCAGTCTGCGAGTACCAAAAGCACCAAGAAGGCCACGAGTGGCTGCTCCTGCTGCAACGCCTGAGCCTGGGAAAAAAATCTGCGGTCCCAGTACCTCGCCAACCACAGACGCAGTACCAATTGCAATCTCAGGGGCCAGATCGACCAAGTCGTAAGTAGAAGTTCCAATTTCGTCTACAACAACCGTGCGGTCATCTTTAGGCTCAATTCCAATGTTACGCAGACCCTGTGGTTTAACAGCAAGCTGTCCCCACGGTGTAATTTCCCAGTTACCTGCACCGTAGTCAGCGTCTGCTGCCGCTTTGATCTCTTTGGTATTGCCCTGAGCCAACGCCTGAGAGAAACGAGCAGAGGCGTTTTTGACACCACTGGTCAGATCGTACTCGCGCTCAATGTCTGGCGAAACTCCAACCCTTGCAGCCTTAGCAGGAAAGGCTTTGGCAATAACGTTAAGAGCTTGTCCGTCAGTCATATCGTCCGGTAGCTCAACTTGAGTACCGTCGTATAGTGTCCAAGTAGCCATTTAATAACCTTAGTTTCTAGTAGCCAGAGCAGGATTAGGAGCAAACATATTGTCTGTAGGAACACCGGCAGCCCTAAGCATACGCTCTGCTGGAGCTATTTTTGCGTTGAATGATTTTTCCAAGCCTCGCAGCTTTGCAAGCAATACTGGATCACCCTCGAACAAACCTGGGGCTGCTATGATGTCCTCTAGAATTTTGTATTCTGCTTTGGTAGCCTCTCGACCAAACAGGCCAGATGAAAGAACAGCTTGCTTTAGTTTATTTACTTCCATTTTATATTCTTCTGGCTTGCTAGCATCCAGTTGAACACCGAAAAAGTTGCCGAAATTTTTAAGTGCTTGCAACGCAGCCGGTCCACCGCCCGAAACTCTAGCTGCAGATAGAACTGCCTTCATTCTCTGAATTGCTTCCAGAGCTTGGTTTGCTCCGCTAATCCTATCTACAAGCTCAATAGCTGGCGCTTTAAGCTCAAAACTCGGACCTGCGGCCTCAACCTTAGCCAAGGCTTCCAACCGAGCTTTTTCCATCTCAGCGTCCTGCGTCTCCATTGCCCTAAGTGCTTTCGTAGCTCCCAAGACAGTAGGGCCAAAGCCCTGACCCGCAAAGCCAGCTTGTTGGAACTCAGGCTGTGCAAACATGCGTAGGAGGTTGGAGACAAAGTCACCTTTGGGAGGTGTTGGGTTTTGCTGTGCAAGAAGATTTTGCATAAAAGCTTGCATGTCACCGCCCATAAGGGTCTTGAGCATATCTGCTTTACGATCAGCTTCGCCTATCCTGTTGGCGTTATAAGCACCTGCAGTTATAGCTGCATTATTTTTAGCAGCTACGTCGTCTGCAGGGGTTCTAGTAACACCGGCAGGAATAGGTTTCATAGCAGGGGGGGCAGTTCTAGGAAAAGGGGTAGCAGGGGCTAGGCTAGCTGCTAGGTTTTCTATGTCTTTTTGCGTCTGAATAGTGTTTGCAAGATTTTGCTGTGATTTTGCTAGACTTCCAGGAGTTCCTGTAAAATACTGTGCAGCTATGTCACCCTGCTGTCCCCTTTTGGGCGCAGTTCTAGCAATATTTTCTTCAATTTCTCTAGTAAACCTATCCTGTAGAGGCTGAGAGCCTTGGTAATTTTGATTAGAAAACTGGCTCCTAGCCATGCTTGCAAAAGGAGACGGCTCTTCGTACAGCAAGCTACCTTGAGCTTGTGGACCACCTTCAAGTTGCGTATAAAGTCGTTTCAAATCGTCTATAAAACTAGCCATATTCTTATCCTACCTAAATCAAGCCTTGGAAATTAAGGTAAGGCCGTTTGACAATAGTGTTTTCAAGTTGTTTAGCGATACGTCTAGCAATTTCCTGCTGTATCTCAGCTTGTGTTCCCAGTTCAGTTGGGATGCCATAGGGAGACTGAGTGGGGCGATAGCTTGACCTACCAGTCGGTACTCCCGGCATAGGAGGAAGGCGGCCCTGCACAGGCTCAACTGGCTCTGGACCTTTACCAGAACCACCTTTGGCAAGATTGTTCAAGAATGAACCAATATCTTTCTGTATACCGGACTCTGATCCACCAGTGATCGAGATGCTACTTTCCTCGCCAAGGTCGGTAGTAATGCCGTCAGCTTCGCCGTACATTTCACGTTCTGCTGCAGACATTCCTGCCATTGGATCATACATGCGAGGAGCCATTGCACCTGTGGCTTCGTAGCCAACATCGACCATTGGGCTTACTTCACCCGCAGGAAGCATCCCACCAGTGGCCTCGTAGCCAGCATCCGGCATAGGATTGACAGTTACAGTAGACGGAGTGTCCCTATAGTACTCAGAGGAACCCATGCGTTCCAGTTGTGCTAAGAGTTTACCCATTTACAACTCTCCCGTAATCAACTCGATAGTACCCATCAGAGCCAATGGAGACAGCTTCTGGCATAATGTTAAGAATTTCCTGAGCAAGGACACCAAGGGTTCCCTGATCTCCGACAATCTTTTTAGCCTCTTTTGTCCACTTCCAACGATAAACCGGAATACCGTTCTCAAGCTCACCGACACGTTTGATTTCAGTTTTGAGCCTAATGTCGGAAAATGCACCTGCCGATGCTGCTGTACCCGCTGCACCAGCAAGCTGCTGGAAGATAGACGATCCGGGAATAACCGTACCCGTCATGCCAGAGGATGTCTGCTGCATCTGAGTGGAGCTACCAAGACCAGCCAAGCCACCCAGCAGGTTAGCGTAGGTGATAGCCTGAGCACGTTCTGCTTCCTGCTGCTGCTGTGACAGACGACGAAGGTCTGCAAGTTCAGCACCCTGTCGAGATTCAACATCCCGGCCAATGGCCTCCTGCAACTGAGCCGGTGTCATCATGGACTGGATAATGGACTGGGCCATTCCCGGCAACGCACCAGCCGCTGCGACGCGACGCTGATCTTCTGCACCCAAAGCACTGGCCAGTTGGCTCTGAACAGTTTCTTCTCGTTTCTGCTGCTGGAGAGCCTGAAGCTCACCTAGGGCAGTAGAGCCTAGCCCAAACTGACCAGCTTCCATAGCCTGCTGCTGGGCCAACTGTTTGTCACGCTCGGTAAGCTGACGAGCTTGGTTGGCAATCTCACCAGTTTGTGCTTGATACAGTGCGCTAGTGCCCGGAGCAGCAGTAGCCTGACCGTACATCTGGTCGTAGACAGTCTGGAAACCGGGAGTTAACCCAGCGGCAGTCTGCCCTACCTGCCCGTACAAGCCCCTAGCCGCAGCGGTCTGAGCAGACGTACCCGGTACTAGTGGACCTTGGTACAACTGTGGAGCAACGTTGAACCCTGACTCCAACTGTGGCAACAGTGTTTCAATGTAGGGAGTAGCGGTTTCCCACGGCTCAACTTTACTTGTCCCTTGCGTCTGCGAACTCGATGGTGCTTGAACCACCGTGCTGCTAGGTTTAAAAATACTGCCCATTTTATAGCCTCTTATATACAGTAATACTTGTTAGTTCGTAACCCAAGGGGGCCATTACTTTTTCCCAACCCTTGCGACCGGTCATCTCAAAGAATTTATAACCAAGAGCTTTGTAGTACTTCTCCACCACTGGGACCACGTCTGGAAAGTTAAACTTACCGCCAATGGCTTCTGCGTTAATCCCTGTTGCTTGAGGATACGCTGCAGCCCCTATTACAAAACAACCGACGATCTCACCTTTTTCAGAATCGATAGTAACCCAGAGATCAGAAACCTTGTCTACTACTCGCTGGATAATATCTACTGCTTTGATAACGTCTGTGTTGTTTCTACCTGTAGAGTTTTCTATGTACTCCCAACACTGGCCCACTATTGTCTTAAAGTTTTTACTCTTAGGATTTACTTTCCTATAGCTTAACCCATGAACCGGCAGAGTTGTAAAAGTATATACCTTCTCCGCTTCCGGGGTTCCAACTAGTTCCGTCTGCATATCGTATGTCACCTTGACTTGGCTTCGTAGGAGCTTCGTAGACTACGTCTAAGTGTCCGTCTCGAAGTAGCTCTACAACAGCACCAAGTTCGATAAAAGTTTCGTTGAGATAACCTGGAAGCTCTTCTGGATCAGAGGGCGGATTAGCGTGGTTAAACCGGAGGAACTCTCTGCTCATCTGTCCGACACCACTTCGGACTCAATTGCATATCCAGAAAGATTAAAGGAAGTATCGGTGTCGTGCTCAAACTTGATAGCGATGTATCGACCGCGAACTCGACAATCAACTTTATTGTCTACGCCAATATTGAACTCAACTGGATCAGCATAAGTAACACCAGCGTAGGGTTCTAGTTCAGCCCCTACACTTATTTTAACATATCCTGTACCACTAATTCTAGGATAAATTCTACTTACAGCTTTAACAGAATCAGTTTTTCCAGCGTGTAGACCAACTCGTTCCAAAGTTGTTATGAATGTTGATCCGTCAAACGTAGTACTGGAGTCAGCCAAGAAGAACCTGCTGTCACCTGCAGTGCTTGCAGGGTAGCACATCAGCAGAGAATCAACCGTGGGGTTGTAAGCTTGCTGAGACCAAGCAAGGGTGCTGTTCTGCCAAGTGTCTGTGGCTGCTGCCCATGTGTTTGTAAGCTCAGGGTCTACCAACCCTACGCCAATGTAGTTGACACTTGGGAGGTCTCTGGTAGCCCAAGTATTGTCTCTATAGTTCCAGACCAAGGCAGTGTTTGGTAAACCGCCGGCAGCACCTGTGCGCGGATAGCAAATCCAGACTTCGTTTTGGATACGGTTATTGACCAGAAACGTTTTGTAATAATAGGTACTGTCGATCTGGGAGAACAAGAATGTTTTTACTTTGTCGTCAATGACACTTGTCAGGCTGTTACCGTTTGTGACCACAACATCGTTGGTGGACATAAACACATGCTTACCATCGCCAAGATCAACAACAGCGTCCCTAGAGAACAAGCCAGTGTTCTTAAACTTCTCTCGAAGGTTGAAGGTAAACGTACCTCCAACATAGGTCAAAGAGTGGATACTGTCTTCCTTGTAGACGATAAGCTCGTTGCCCAGAGGCAGAGCGTTGAGGATACGACCCTTGGTGCCGCCTATGGTAGCCTCTCCTGACTCAGAGGCGGTGCTAGCAGAGTTCCAAGTGTCTGCGCCGTTGGTAGCTGCCCCAGAAGGGATAGCGTCGCTCCAGCGCACTGTAAAGGGCTTTGCGGTGCCGCTGTCGGTTAGGTTAAGGGCAACCAAATGGTTCCTAAACGGTACAATGACCTCACAGCGAAGCGTGGAGGGCCAATCGGGCAAGTCTGTAAACTCTGTGCCACCCTGCGTAAAGCTCTGAGGTACGTCCAGTGTGTTGTTAGCTACCAATACACCGCCAAGCACACCGCCCTGCCAGTTCTTCGTAGTCCCTGCAATGGTGGTGTATGCCCCAGAGGTGCGGGTAACGTCAGAGTGAGTAGAACCGTCAATCTTGTTCAGAGACGTAGCACCGCCGTAAATCCACAGAGGTGTGCTGCCTTGCGTCCAACTTATGATCCAGTACGGTACATCCAGAGCCGTACCAAAGACGCGAGAGTTGCCTAGAATGGTACTGGCCTTCTTGTCCACAAACCGAACGTTGCTGGCGGATGTGAAAAACGTAGGCGGCATGTCGTAGGGCGACAAATCTGTGTTAAGAGAAAAGCCGGTCTGCTGTCCGTTAATGTCAAAAAGCTCTTTAGCCATTTCCGGTTGCCGTGTTTTCTTCCCAGACAGTGCTGTCAAACTCTTGCAGAGAAATATAGAAACCGCCTTGTTCTGTAAGAAGGTTACCGTTGTCTTCTTGGATAATATTAAATAAATCTAAAACCCAATTTGTAGCCATTACGCACCCCTACGAACAAGAGAACCTGGATCGCCTTGCACAGTCATGGTCATAACTGTCCCGCTGTAACGCGCAGAATCTTCTGCCTTTTTGATTTCCTCTAGGGACTTCTGGTAAAGTCCTGCAAAACGCTGTAGCTGTTCGCTATCGTTAAGATAGGTAGCTCCCTCCAAGCATGAACCGTAGAGGTACAAATCTGGGAAAGCTTGAAGAATGTTGTTAGTAGAGTTTGTGTTGGACAGCGGTGTCAACTGTTGGTAATAGTTAATACCAATTGTATACTCACCGTCTGGTGCTGGGTAGAGTTCGATGTTCTTACCCAAGTTTGTATAAGCTTTAGGAGAACCAGAAACAATGTTGCCGTACTCGCGGCTACCTGACTCAGGTGAAAGATAAGCCAAGGCATACACCTGAGAACCAGAGTTGTAGGTAATGTTACGAAGCTCGATCAAATCACTGGGCAAGTCGTAGAACGCAGTACCGCTTGTAGTCGTAGTGTTTGCCCTAACCATGTTTGCGCGAACACGCAAGTCGCGGTTCATGCGGTTCTCTGTCAAAGAGATAAAGTCAGGAATAACGTTGGTCAAATCATCTCGGTTAAGATAATTAGCAACGCTAGTTTTCAACTCTGAATAAGTAGCCAAGCCCATTACAAGTTGCTTTCATGTGTCCGAAGCCAACGATACTCAGGGTCATTAAGAAGCTTCTTAATCTTTGGCATGTCGTTCTTGTCCATGATGTCGATGCCAAGCTCACGCTTCCACTTTTCAATAATGACCAGAGGGATACTAGCCACTTTACGCATGTTAGGGTTGTTCTGTGGCCCATAAGGAGAGTC